ACAAAGTTACAGTTTTCAATGTTGGGTCCAGACAACAAGTTGCAGAACGACTTGCAACTAAGGGTGCGAAGTGGAACCAGACGACGCCAAGCGGAAAGCCTGTTGTCGATGAGAAGACGCTTAAGGAGAACAGTCACGTCCCAGAGGCTGCAAAAGTTCTGGAGTACCTTACTCTTCAAAAGCGATATGCGCAAGTACATTCATGGTTAGAAGCCGTTGAGGAGGACGGTAGAGTACACGGTCGTGTCATTAGTAACGGAGCAGTAACAGGCCGTATGACACACCAGAGTCCCAACATGGCCCAAGTCCCAGCAAGCCACAGTCCTTACGGACACGAGTGTCGCTCCTGCTGGACTGTACCTGTTGGTAAGAAACTCGTAGGTTTTGACGCTAGTGGCCTTGAACTACGCATGTTAGCCCACTACATGGACGATAAGGAGTTTACCAATGTCCTTCTCACAGAAGACATTCATACAAGAAACCAAATGGCTGCTGGCCTTGAAACAAGACCTCAAGCAAAGACTTTCATCTACGCTTTCCTTTACGGAGCAGGAGACGCAAAAATTGGAAATATCGTTGGAGGAAGCGCAAGAGACGGCGCAGATCTTAAGCAACGATTTTTACGAAATACACCTGCTCTTGAAAGTCTACGAGAACGGGTTACTAGAGCATCTCAGCGAGGCTATCTCAGGGGACTTGATGGTCGAAGGTTACGAGTTAGATCTGAACATGCTGCACTAAATACTCTGCTCCAAGCAGCAGGTGCAATCGTAATGAAAAAAGCACTGGTGATCTTGGACGACTACGCAAAGCAGTGGAAGCTTAACTACAAATTCATAGGCAACATACATGATGAGATACAATCGGAGGTGGCTGCAGACCAAGCAGAGAAGTACGGCTGGCTTGCAGTTGAGTGCCTCAAGGCGGCAGGCGTGGAGTTCAACCTTAGATGCCCCCTTGACGGAGAATACAAAGTCGGTACAACATGGGCGGAGACTCACTAATGAAACAAATACCTGAAAATCCAATGGGAAACTATGCAAAAAACCTAGATAGATATAAGTTTGTTGACGGTGAGTGGTGGTATTACTACCCAGAAACAGGCACTAGTGTTTCCAGCGGAAACCATACTAGGGAAAGAGCGTCTACTTTGAGAAAAAGGTTTGACCAAGCAATGTATGTTAATGGGAAATATATACCTAAGTCACATCCTTTACATAAACCCGGAAGGTACAAAAGCTTTGAAGACGCTGCTTTTAGCAGCCTTGAGAAGTACGAAAGCAGTACAGAAGGTCAAGTGTACGTCATAGTCAACCCTAATTTCCCTGAGTGGGTAAAGGTTGGGATGGCTGTTGATGCGGCAGACAGACTCAACGGTTATCAAACCTCTTCTCCTTTTAGGGATTATGTGTTAAACTATAAGTGGAACGTTAAAGACCGTAGGGCAGCAGAGTCAGAAGCCCATAGTGAACTACAAAAGTTGTACGCAAGACGCAGCGAGTGGTTTAAATGTACACCAGAGCAGGCCCAAGAGGTTGTCTCAGGTATAGTAGGAAACTATCAATGAAAAACATATACACATTAGTAGACGACATCTACAAGCTTGTTAAAACTAAGAAAGTAGACAAGGACGTTGACATAGACCAGTGTATTGATGACTTCGGTGAAAACGTGAAGGAGTTGATGCGTAAAGAGTTTGGAGGTAATAGGTTCTTTGACGGTCGTAAACTCCGCATGTCCAACATCGGACGAAGGGACCGCTTTCTTTGGAATCACTATAACAACGTACCAAAGATGGACGACATGCAACCACATACGCTTGTCAAGTTTTTGTACGGACATTTGATTGAAGAATTACTACTATTTCTTACAAGGGCATCAGGACATGAAGTTACCGCAGAACAAAAACAATGTGAAATCAAAGGCATTACGGGTTCTATGGACTGTAAAATTGACGGTGTTGTCACAGACGTTAAAAGTGTTTCAAGCTATGGGTTTAAGAAATTCAAAGACGGCACTTTGGCTTATGATGATCCGTTTGGATACGTCGCTCAAATTAAAGGATATGCAGAGGCAGAGGGTCAAACAAAGTTTGGCTGGCTGGCGATGGACAAACAAAATGGACACTTAACGTACCTAATGTATGATCAGGAGGACACTCAAGCCCCTGTACATGAAACCATAGCTTTTGACATCACAAACCGCATTGCGCATGTTCAAGAGATGGTAAAGCAGCCTGAGCCTCCTGAGGTTTGTTACGAAGCTAAACCAGACGGTAAGAGTGGCAACATGAAGTTGGACATCGGTTGTTCATACTGTGCGTACAAGAAGAGTTGTTGGCCGGATCTACGTGCCTTTGCTTACTCCACAGGTCCAAGGTTTTTAACGGAGGTGGTCAATGAGCCGAAGGTCCAAGAAATCAGCATTTAGAAGCACGTTTGAAGAAGATGTCAGCAAGATACTAAAAGGTTTTGACTATGAACCCTTCACCGTCCCCTACACCATTGAGCGCAGTTATCGTCCTGACTTTGTTCATCATGCCTCTGGTGTTCTCGTCGAATGTAAAGGATACTTCAGAGACGGAGACACCAAGAAGTACACTAGCATCAGAGACAGTCTGCCAAGAGAACAGGAGCTTGTCTTCGTACTAATGCAACCGAACAAGAAGATACGTAAGGGGGCCAAAATGACTATGTCGGAATGGTGTGACAAGGAAGGAATTTTATGGTATAATATAGAGACACTACAGGAGTTGATTGATTATGTCACTAACGTTAGAGGAAATTAAGGAACGCCTCTTGAAAACCTTGGACCCAGACGACCTGCTGGAGGCCCTACAGATAACCTCAGAAGAGATACTGGACAGGTTTGAGGACAAATTAATCAATAGACTTGACGTGTTTGAAGAAGAGCTAGAGGAAGAAGAGAATGAGTATTGATGATGCGACTCCGGAGGAGTGGGACACTGTTGCTGCGCTGAATAATCTATCTATTAGAAAGCCTAAGAAGGTAGACCCAGTCGATCAACCCGACCACTACAACAAGGGAGCAATCGAAGCCATCGAAGCAATCAAAGCGTCCATGCCTGAACACGAGTTCAACGGTTATCTCAAGGGTAACGCACTGAAGTACCTCTGGCGCTACGACTACAAAGGGAAACCAGTAGAGGACTTACGCAAGTGTCGCTGGTACATTGACAGACTTATCAAGGAACTAATTTAATGGACGCATATCAACAATACATTCACAAGTCACGGTATGCCCGATACCTGCCAGAGGAGCAGCGACGGGAGACTTGGGAGGAAACAGTAAACAGATACCTAGATTACTGGTGTGATAGAGTAGAGCTTAACGAGTTTGACCAATCAGAGATCTTTCATGCTATTCATGAGCTAGATGTTATGCCTAGCATGAGAGCGTTAATGACTGCTGGTGAGGCTCTTGACCGTGACAACGTAGCTGGCTTTAATTGTAGCTACCTACCTATTGACCACCCCAAAGCGTTTGACGAAATGATGTACGTCCTAATGTGCGGTACAGGCGTAGGCTTCAGTGTTGAGCGTCAATACGTAACTAAACTACCTGAAGTAGCAGAGGAATTCCATGACACCGATACCGTTATACACGTCGCCGACTCTAAAATTGGCTGGGCTAAAGCCTACAGAGAACTTATTAGCTTGCTCTATTCGGGTCAGCTTCCAAAGTGGGACATATCTAGAGTACGAGGTGCAGGCTCCCCACTTAGAACCTTCGGCGGTAGAGCGTCTGGTCCTGAGCCTCTTGTCGATTTGTTTAAGTTCACCACTGAGGTCTTTCGGGAAGCTGCTGGACGTAAGCTCTCCTCAATTGAATGCCACGATATCTGCTGTAAAATTGCACAGATCGTCGTCGTCGGCGGGGTTAGAAGAAGTGCTCTCATCAGTTTGTCTAACCTCACTGACGATAGACTCCGACGATGCAAGTCAGGCCAGTGGTGGATCGACAATCCTCAACGTGGTCTAGCCAACAACAGCGCATGTTATACAGAGAAGCCCGATTTTGAGGCGTTTTTAAATGAGTGGAAAAGTCTATACGAGTCCCGCTCCGGAGAGCGAGGTATGTTCTCTAGAGTCGCAAGTCAAAAGCAAGCTGCAAAGAACGACCGACGAGATGCTACCTATGATTTTGGAACTAATCCATGTAGCGAAATCATCCTCAGGCCCTATCAGTTCTGCAATCTATCAGAAGTTGTTGTCAGGGCGTCCGATACGTTGTCAGACCTCAAACGAAAAGTACGTGTTGCAACTATCCTTGGGACTCTTCAGGCTACCCTAACGGACTTCCGCTACTTGCGTAAGGTATGGAAGAACAACACAGAGGAAGAGGCGCTGCTTGGTGTTAGCCTGACAGGAATCATGGATCATCCGACGTTGTCGGGAAGGAGAGACAAAGGTGTTCTCAAAACTTGGCTTACTGAACTTAAGGAAGAAGCGATTAAAACTAATGCAGAATGGGCGAAACGTCTTGATATTAATGTGTCTGCCGCCATTACTGCTGTTAAGCCTTCCGGTACTGTGTCTCAGCTTGTTGATTCTGCTTCTGGTATCCATCCTAGATACGCAGATCAGTACATTAGAAGAGTCAGAGCGGACTCAAGAGACCCCCTCTGTCAAGTCTTAGAGGCCGCAGGAGTGCCTGTAGAGGACGACGTAATGTCACCCACTACCAAGGTATTCTCCTTCCCCATAAAGTCTCCTGACGGGGCTGTGGTGGCCTCTGAGATGGGTGCTATGGAACAACTTGAGCTATGGGAGATTTATCAGGATCACTGGTGTGAACACAAGCCGTCCATGACGTGTTACTACCGTGATAATGAGTTTCTTGAGGTGGGCCAATGGTTGTACAACAAGTTCGACAAGATCAGTGGCGTAAGCTTCCTGCCTTACTCAGAACATACGTACCAACAGGCTCCTTATGAACCCATTGATCTAGAGACGTTTGAGCAGTTGAAGCAGGCATTTCCAGAGACCATCGAATGGAACATCTCTGAAAACTCAGACATGACCGAAGGGTCACAACAGTTGGCTTGTACAGGTAATAACTGCGAGTTGTAAACAAAAGGGGGCCTTAGTGCCCCCGTATTTACTTAGGTTAGATTATGAACATTAAACGTGATATTGAGATACGCATTAGAGTACTTGAGAACAAGCTACACAAGTCCATACCTGCTGCTCGTAACAACGAGATCAGGGGTGAGATTATGGGCCTGAAATGGGTGCTAGAGCGTCTTTAGTTTTTCTTCTTCTTCTGCTTGCTTCTCTTGTTCCGCTAAAGTCTGCGCAGCTTCTCTAAGTGCGGTGTACACAATAACTTTATCTGCGTTCCACGCTTTAAGAGTTTCTTTGTCTGTTGCCTTTTTAGCCCCTGATTCCATGGCTTTTATAGCGTCTCTTACGGCGTACTGGAATTTAGCGGTGCCTTTGTCGGCATAAGAAAGATCCGCCATTCTTTTTACAAGATAAACAGGAGAAACAAGAGTCGCAAGCGCCACAGTCGGCACAAAGTTGATTGCCTGAGAAGATGCCGTTCTTCCTAAAAGAAAATCTAGTTTAAATATTTGAAGATATCTCCCTAACGCTGTCTCTGCTGTTTCTGATGCTTTTTTGTAAATTAATGGTTTTACATTTAAACCAAGATTCATTTCTTTTAGTAGATCACCAGCCTCCGGAAGAACTTGTATAATTTCTTCGTTTGCCGACTCTCTTACAATTCGACCAGCTTGTGATTTTAAATCCTTAGCTGCCTTACCTAACGAAACTCCCTCCCCTTCTAACCAGTTATCAAATTCTATTCTAGCGTCTCTAAGACCTTTTACAGTATAGCCGTGTTTTTTTGTAAATGCCATGTACTGGTTCATGTACTTATTAATAATTTTATTGGCCTGTCTAGGACTATCAAAAGATCCGGGATATTCAGTTACGTATGTTTTAAACTTTTGCGAAACTCTTGACTTAAGGTTTTTAGGATCTACTTTTACAACTGCGTCAGCACCTCTAGAAATGCTAACCAACCTTTCGTCTAGTTTATCTAAGTAACTTTTTAATTTATTGTGTGCAGACAAAGGATTTGCTTTTCCCTGTATGCCTGCTCTTTTAAGAACATCAACAGTGTCTAACTCCTGTTGAGAAGCTAATGTTTCAAATTTTCTCGTCGCAGTAGTTATGTTTCTATCTATCTGTTCTTCTGTTTTTACTCCAGAGTTAAACGCAAGGTTCCATAAGTTTTTGTCTTCACCTTTTAAAGGCTCGTTAACTTTTCTAAGGCCTATTTTAGAAATCTTAAAGGGCTGTTTAGGAGCAGGAATAGTCTGGTCTGTCACTGGTCCGACAGCCTTTGAAAACAGCTCCTTAAAGCCTTTCATTCCACTTACGTCTGCTAAAGCTCTTAGATTTGCTGCCTCGTTCGGATACTTTTCAGCCCACGACTCTAGCGCCTCTGCCGTTCCTAATACCGCTTGAGAAAAGGCGTTGCCTGCTGGGGTTTGCAACATTTCTGTAAACTGCCTCATAGCTTCTTGACGTTGTTCATCGGTTGTTACTAAACCTACTCCTTGTTCTGCACCAAAAACTAAAGCTTCTCCTGCTGCATCAAAGAAAATAGACACAGGTTCAGCTACAGTTTGAAGCAAAACAGAAGCTACATCTGTTGTGGGACCTACGTCAGGCTGAGGCAAGCCAGCAGCGTAAGCCTCTATAGACGCTCTTGTTGCTTCAGGGCCATAAGACGCAAGAGTGTTCATTATTCTACCACCCATAGCAGACAAACGCTCTCCTGATCTCTGTAAAGGCCCTTCAAAAACTCTTTCAACAAAACTTTCTTCTTCTGGTTTCTCAGGAGAATTAAAATCATCTACAGCAATTTGTTCTTTTGTTGCCGCAACAGCTGCAGCAACATCTTCAGAGGACAGTAAACCTTCTTTTTTCACAACGGAAGACGTAGGGGTTCGTCCTCCAGTTGCTGAAATAGCTATTTCTAACTCTTCTTTAGTGTAAGCCATTTTAACTTCCTTCGTAAGGGACAAATTTCTTTTGTTCTGGGTCGTAGTACCTAACTACGTCACTCCCCGGCTGACGATAAATCACAATACCGTTTGGAGCTTTTTGAAATCCGCTTTCTCTATACATTTTGTTTGTTTCTGGATCGTCCCAAGGAATAGACTCTATAAACGGAGTATCTGCTGCTAAGTTTTTAAGAACTACGAAGTGTCTTTTAATGTCACGTAAAGCTTCTCTTTGTAGTTCTTCCGAAGTAAGCGTGTTTAAATACGCCAGTTTGTTTTGCAAAGACTGTAATTCAATATTAGAAACAGCACCAAGACCAGTACTGCCGCCCCCTATCTTTTTAAGCATCGCTATTTCTTCTAAACCTAAAAGATTTTTAAGCTGGCTATATTCCGCCTCTGTGTCTAAAGCTTCTGTACCTCCAATATATCTAGTTAGTTGCGCCCAGACGCCTTCAGGAAGATCGTCTTTTGCTAAAAGATTATCAATATCGCTAATTGCAGTAACAAGCTGAGGAATAGAGGTTAAACGAGCATCTAAATCATCGCCCTTTTCTTCCATGCCTTCTATGTTTACTGTTTCTATAAACTGTCCGTCTTTAAAAGTAGCTACTTTAGTCCCGTCTTTGTTTTTAACGTACTCGTACTTTGGTTCACGGGTTTTAGTAGGAGTCTCAGCTTCTACAATAACTTTGCCGTCTTTAAGATAACGTGCTCCTTGAACAAGCTGTGTATACACAGGGTCTTTAGGAGCCAAGTACTGTTGAAGCTCCTCTACAGTCATGCTAGTAATTCTAGCTGCTTCTGTTGAGTAATTTTCTATTGACTCGTCGCCTCTAGCTTTTTTAAGTGCAGCACCCATTAGACGACTTCTAGTTGCAGTTTCTTCTGCTGCTTTAGTTGCTGCTTGTCGTTGTGTAGCAGCAGCAGCACCTGTAGTAGCAGCCTCAGTTACCTGACCACGTTGCATTTGAAGCCTTGCAAGCGCTTCGTTGTACTCAGGAGTGCCGGGAACTAAGCCGCCTAGCATCTGTTGTTCTTGACGTTTTTCTGCTATTTGTCTAGGTCTTGCCCCAAGTTGCTGGGCAGCAGTGAATAGCCCCTGTTGATAAGAAGGCTGCAAAAGACCTTGTATAAATTGTTGTCCAAATCTAGCCATGATTTATCTCCTAAAATATTTTTTCCCACCAGCGACCGTCAGCATTGCTGTCAGTTATTCCTAACATGTCCAACAAACCACCACTTGAGGTAATACTAGATAAACCACCTCCAGAGCCGCCTGCTCCTCCTCCAGCACCACCTATAAAGGTAGGCTGTAGAGACTGCTGTAGAAGACCTGTACCAATTTGTCCCATGAGGTTAGCTTGACCAATGCCTGAAGACAACAATGCCTCAAGGCCACTCATTTCTGCTTCTCCGAAGAGGCCAGCGCCTTCTAGCTGACCACGCTGGGCAAGTTGTGCTGTAGTCATTGCAGGCTGTGTAGCGGCAATAAGCTGTGCCTGAGGTACGTAACCGGCAGACAGTAGCTGACCACCTAGTTGCGCTTGTTGCAACTGCTCTGCTTGCGCTTGTTGCATTGCAGCCAACATTGCCCTACTTCTTGCTTCTTCTTGTGCCTGAGCTTGCGCTAACAACTCAGGAGTAGCTCCGCCGTATGCTGCTGAACTTAAACCAAGGCGTCCTTGTGCAGCCATGCGTTCTTCCAAAGCTAAACGCTGTCGCTCTTCTTCAGGACGCTGTGCGGCTCTCATGCGCTCAAAGATAGCCTGCTCACGTTGTTGCGTAGGAGTCATGGCCTGTCCGTAGAACTGCCCTGCTCCACCCAAAAGTTGACGTTGTAAAGCCTGTTCTTCTGGAGACACAGCTAAAGTAGTGCCTCCTTCAGGACCTACGCCCATCATACCGCCAGTAGCAGTAGTCACAGTAAACGGTCTAAATTCTGTTTGGGTCAAGCCTTGACGTGCAACGTCAGAAGCTTCGCGTCTAGCACGTTCACCGATATCTCCAAGACGTTGATACGCCTGTTGTGCTAATAACGCACCAGTACCAGCACCTAAGGCTTGTTGGCCTCCTGTACTACCCAAAAAGTCACCTATGCTTCCAAAAAGACCACCTAAAAAACTTTGGTTTTGTCCTGTAGTTTCAGGAGGCATAGCGGGTACACTAAAGGGTGTATAACCATAGTTAGCAGGGTTTGTTATTGTTGACCCTAAATTTTGAAAAATTCCATTATTCATAATGTTTTACCTATTAGCGCAAGTAGGTTAATTTCTTGTAATGACAGAGCAAAGCCATTGATGTCGGATTCAAGACCCACAACGACGGTTGTACCACTGCCTACAGCATTCAAACTGCGTTGGTTAGTAAGTTCACCACCAGTAAACTCTGATAGTGGACTAGAATTAGTGCCAAATTCGTTGACGTTAAAGAAGGCAGGTTGTTGGTTACCTACCGTAAATTCTGTGGTTCTGTAGGACGTACCAAAGTCATACGCAAACTTCATAAATACCGTAGCACTATTGGCACCTACCAGTGTTGGCTTAATTTTCTTAAGAATCTTAAGACGAGATACGTCACCAAATGTCAAACTAGGGCTAAAGTATTTAAAACGATAAGAGCTTCCGTTGTCTGAGTAGTCCTTGTATTCACTAATACCGTCTGTTGTTCCTACGTACAACGTACCGTCAGTCAATCTTTCGTAAGCAGTAAACACAGAACCGGGCCAGCGTGTTACCCTGTATGATCCGTCTTCTAGCGTTCCCCTAACGTCAAAACAAAATGTTGTGTTTTGTCCTACAAACGTTAACAAATAAAAGTTTTCTTCAGGGCTATAAATAGTCCTAAAAAACTCTGTCTCTCCTTGTATTAATCCAATAATGTCTTTTGTAATCGTACGGGATAACGTACTGATCGGCATTGACTTTTCTTGTATAGTTCTGCCAAAGCTACGCAGACCAGTGTGTGACAAGAAGATAACGTCTGTACCTGTATGCTGTACAGTGTCTCTGTCAACACAGCCTACGCCTGCAACAGTATCCATAAGAGACATTGTTGCTGGTGCTTCTGCTCCTTGGTACACAACAATACTGTGTTGCCCAAAGATAATCAACATTCCGTTATGTGCTGCTAGTGCAACAATCTCGTCATAACCATCAGGCCATACCTTAGAGATATCAATGCTACCGCTTGTACCGCCAGACCAGTCATGGCCGATTAACAGGTCAGACCAGTAAACAGTAGACTTATTGTTAGTAAAATCAGCAGTCCAAAGGCGACCATACGCAGCAATAACTTCGTTACCGTACATTGCTGTAGTAACGCCTGCTGCACCAGATACACTGCTAAGAGTCTCTACTGCGCCTGAAGCATTGCTGTACACTAATGGTTGATAACCACGCTGGAAAAAATACATGCTGTCATTAAAGTCAACCATCTTCCAGTTGTCAGCAGTAATCGTGTAGCTACCGGGCGTCTCATCAACGAGCGTAGTTGTGCCGCTAATGATCTTGTTGTTGCCTACAGAGAATATTTTGCTGTTACCAGCGTTGTCTCTAAACTCTCTGATAGCACGTAGAGCCGCAGTACCAAGCACAGTCTTGTTTGTGGTAATAACGTCGTAGCCCTTACGTGCCGCAATACGACCACGTTTGTCAATGACTGCGTTATCAGCAATCTCAGCAAACGACGGGTCTTGAGCCAGCGGAGAATCTTCGGTGTTAATACCTTTGAAAGCTGGAGCTACAAGATTAATACTGCGTAGTTCTTGTGCCATATTAGATAGTCCTAAAGATCATCTCTTCTGGGTGCTTTGCCGCGTCAATGGCAATAGCGTCTGATAGGTACTTGTCAGCAATAGCAAAGTACTCAGCAGTAGAAGTACCGCCTGTCTCGCCACGCTCTCGTGCCAGCAAAGCAACAGCAAGATGAATCACAGGTTTCTCTGGTATTAACAGGTTATCTGCGTTGTTTGTTAGCTCTGCTTGTCGCTTAACCACATCAAAACGTAGGCTGTACACACCATCAGGCTTAGGATTAACAAGGATCTGAGTGTCGCCGTTAGCGTCTAAGCCATTAAATGTGTAGTACTTGGGCGCACCAGATACTTCATCAGAAACGTAAATGTTATCGTTAAACCAGTCTTTTGTCTGATAACCCATAAAGCAGTTCTGAGTGTCGTTTATTGCAGTCATTACTTTTACGTCGTCACCACAGCCTGTTAGTGAGTACAGGTTGTCATCGGCAACAGTACTAATTACTAATGTCTCACGCAGTGCAGACCAGTCAGCTGCTTGTTCAACTATAGTCTTAGCATCATTGATAAAGTCACCAGCCATCTTAGAATAAGTACTGTCAGTTACACTGTTAACTTCTTCTTCACGCAAACGGCGCAATACGTTGTTCATAATGTTAAGGTACGTCATACCAACATTCCCTTAATTAATTTGTCTAAATTTTGTTGTGATAATGGTTTTTGCTGTATTTCTTGTATCGGAGAACGTTGATACCCCAGTCCTTTAAACTCTTGTTTTTGGAAAGGTTTAATCTCAGGCTTTGTTAGCATAGCCATTTGTTGCTGCGCTAGTTGTTGCTGTTGTTGTCCAAGGCCAAACAAGCCGCCTAAAGTCCCTAACCCAAGTTGACCAAGTCCTTCACCTAGTTGTCCTAAGCCCTGACCTATACCGCCAAGCTCAGTGCCAATGCCTGCCACGTCTGTCATTAAGCCGCCAACAGACTGCTCTAGTCCGGCAATGGCTTGGTTAGCTGCACCAACAGCCGCAGTTACGTCTTCGGGTGTAGCAAACCCAGCGTTAGCCAAAGCAGTGTTAACGTCTTCTGGTGTTGTAAAACCAGCGTTACCTATAGCCGTACCAACATCTTCTGGGGTAGCAAACCCAGCATTAGCTAACGCAGTGCCTACGTCTTCAGGTGTAGTAAATCCCGCATTGGCAACAATAGTTGCAACATTCTCTGGAGTAGCAAAACCTGAACTAGCAATAGCCTGACCTACTTGCTCTGGAGTTGCAAAGCCTGCGTTAGCAATAGCTTCTCCTACTTCGGCTGGAGTAGCAAAACCAGCATTAGCAATAGCCTCTCCTACGTTTTCGGGTGTAGCAAACCCGGCACTAGCAATGTCCTCAGGAGTAGCAAAGCCTGCACCGCTTATAGCTCTGTCTATATCGTCTGGTGTTGCAAACCCTGCTCCACTTACTGCTGTTTCTATATCTTCTGGAGTAGCAAAGCCGGACGCCGCCAAAGCGTTTCCCAGCTGTTCAGGCGTTACATAACCTGCGTTGGCTAGTGCATTCGCAACATCTTCTGGCGTTGTAAACCCAGCGTTTGTAATCGCTGTAGTAATGTCTCCGGGTGTAGCAAACCCAGCTTGAGCAAGTGCTGTTCCTATGTCTGCTGGCGTTGCGTAACCCGCATTGGTTACAGCTTGAGCAACCTCATCAGGAGTAGCAAATGGTGTGTTTTCTAAAACACTTTCTACAATGCCACGTATTGCTTCAGGATCGGCATCTCTGCCCGGCTCACCTTGGATGCCTTGCTCACCTTGGATGCCTTGCTCACCTTGGATGCCTTGCTCACCTTGGATGCCTTGCTCACCTTGGATGCCTTGCTCACCTTGGATGCCTTGTTCGCCCTGAGGACCACGCTCTCCATCGACTCCGTCAACTCCATCAACGCCGTCTCTTCCATCTACCCCATCCCTACCGTCTTGACCGGGAAGTCCTTGTTCACCTTGAGGACCTTGTTCACCTTGAGGACCTTGTTCACCTTGAGGACCTTGAAGACCTTGTTCACCTTGAGGACCCGGAACAGGCTCTGGGAAATACTCAGGAAACATGCCTGTAGTAATTGGTGTTTCGTTTTCAGGCGGCGGAGCAGGAGCAGGTGCTGGAGCAGGGGCTTGCGCAGGCGGAGGTGTTTCGGTAACAGGAACATTGCTAGGGGTTTGTCCTTGTGTTCCTGAATCTCCCGGTGCTTGTTGTTGATCTGTAGTGTCTACAGGCTCAGGCTCAGGCGGTGGCTCAGGCGTTAAATCTGGCTCAAATTCATACTCAAACGGATCTACTTCTACTTCTAAATTAAGCGGCGTGTCTGGAGTTTCTTGAATATCAAGCAGGATGTCTTTAATTTCTGCTGAAACATCACTTGTATCCATTGGGTCTAAAAGAGGATTGTCTTCCGAAGAAGTAGGCGGTGGTACAAACTCTTGGTTTCCAACAAAATTAAGATCTAACAAAGCATCTTGGTCAAGACTTGAATGAAGGCCGGAAGTTACATCGCCGCCTCCTGAAATTAATATATAAGCACCTGCTGAGTCTTGAGCCAAAATTAAATTATTAGCTTTTAAAAGATCACTTAATCCTTGAAGGCTTTGAGTGGTTCCGTCTGCTGATACTGTTTCGCCTATTAAAATTGCTAAAGCATCATCAGGTAGACCGTGAGCAGACACGCCAGTAGCTGTAGTCCATGCGTTTTTATCATTAACAAACTGCTCAAGAATTTGCTCAGGTGTAGCGTCTGGACTAACACCTACAGGGAATCCAGCGTCGTTGTAGTAAACACCGTTAATTAACTCATCGCCTTCAAATGGGTTTGTTATCTGCGCCATTGGCTCAGGCTGAACAGTTGTGTCAGCGGTTAAGTCAGCCGTAGTGTCTGCTAATTCTGAATCTGCATCATCAACCGAGTTAGCCATAAAGTCTTCAACAGAAGGGCCGCTTGGTTGAGGTGATACGTCATATGCCTCTTCATAAATAGATTGAAGGTTTTGTTGGATATTTTGAAGAGCCTCGCTCATAGAGGCTGTTTGTTGTTCTGCAATAGCCTCATTAATTGAGTTGCCGAATGTACGATCAAGATTTTCTGCTATTTCAGCTTGTTGCTCTGCTGTTTGGTTGGCAATTCGAGCATCCCATTCAGCTTGTTGCTCTTCACTAATTGCAGATTGACCTTCAAACCAATCAATAAATTCTTCAGCAGTAGTTAATAAGCCAGATGTAATAACTTGGTTAAGGTTAATGTCACCTTCAATAACACCCTGTCTAACTACATCTTTAACCATTGAAGCCAAAACGTTATCAACAGCTTCATTGCCTGTAGACAAAGACTGAACTACATCTTCAGGGACAAGACCTGTTAAGAAATCACTTACCGCGCCAGTAATGCCGCCAGTTACGGCAGATTGAATAATTTGCTCTGGATCTATTTCACCTGTAGTTACGCCATTAACAATAGCTGTAGACAAAGCGCCTCTTATTGCGTTTATTGTTGCGCTGGTTGTCGCGGATGCTGTTCCTGATGCTGTAAGACCTAGCGCACCCAATGTCGCACTGGCACCTGCCGTTAAGCCTATAGTGGCGACAAGTTTAATGGCGTCTCTAAGACTAAACCCACCAACACCTGTTTCAACCATTTTAGTTGGGAAACCACCGTTCCAACCATATTGATCGCCGTCAGAATTGAACGTCACTGTTTGAACATTATAGTCCGTAAGCAACTGTTGATAATTATCGTCTCTATTAAAAGAACTAAAAGAACTTTTATGCTCACTAGTTCTCCAGCTTCGGTATTCGTCCTGAAGGTCTTGATCTCCGTAAGGATCTCTAGTGTCTGGATCATCTCCTGAAGTGCGTTGATCGTACTCTCTTTGACGCAAATCTTGAGCAGAATAATTAGCATCAAGCCACTCGTCATAATTGTACGTTTCCCACCAGTTATAAGTGTCTGGGTCTGACTGTTGAAGCTCGTACAAACTGTCCATGTACGCAATAAAGTTTTCAACAGTGCCGAAAACATTATCGTACTGACCGTGAGAGCTATAAAGACTTCTTAGTCCTGCGTGTCCTGAAGCTGTTTTTACTTCCGTGACGCTTGAAAGTGGCCTTTCTTGTCCTTCGTCAAGGTCTCTAGCAGAAACATAAGTATATTCACGTTGTCCTGTTTCAGCTTCACGTGCGGCTTTAGCATCTCTTTCTGCTTGAATGCGAGTTTGAAAACGTTCTTCAACTTCTGCTAAACGTTGTTCTTCTGCTTCAGCATATAATTGCTCTCTATCAAAAATAGAAGAAGTATTTTCAGTTGTAGTCGTAGTAGGCTCTTCTCTAACAATAACATCACCTGTTGGGCTAGACGTTATAGTGTCGTCAGGCATAGTAAGCATACCGCCATCAGTACTATCTGCTTGATATGAAATAGTCCCGCCGTTTTCGCTAACATATTGAACGGCGTCATAAATACTAGGAAATTGTTGTGTACCTACGTAATATGCCATTTACTTCTTCCAGTTAGCTAGACCACGAATACCAAATGATGCCGCTACAGCAGCCCCTAAAAAACCTTTGTACCACTCAGGCATTGCGTCTAGTGCTTCAAACCCAGACATTACGACAGGAATCATTGACGGAAAAAACGCAAGAACACATGGGACAGAAAACAAAATAGTAAACCACTCGTCTTTCCATGAACTGTTTGCGTTACTTGCGTTGATGTTTTCCCAGTTAGCGTCCTGCTGTATAGCTACCATCTTACGTTCATGTACAGCTTTTTTTTCTTCTGCTTTGCGCTGAAGATGTCCACCAACAAGATCAACTACTGGTCCTAACAAAGTCTGCCACATACTAGCCTCTGTAGCCGTACATAATGATACCGACTATGGCGCTAATTAAGATCCAGACAAAACGCTCTGCAATCTTTACAGACTGAGAGTTGTAGCCAACAATGCTTTTAACGCCGTCTAGGTCAGACTCTTGTTCATCAAGTCGATACTCAAGACGATCAATCCTTGCGCTGCCTGCTACTAACTTCTCATCTACTCGTGCAATCATAGCCATTGCTTCAGTTAGCTTGTCCAGCTTGGCTTCGATTCTATTAAGACGTACTGCTTGATCGTCCATAGCAATTCCTTATTACTGCTTTGCTCTACCAATGTTGATAGCCAAGATGTTAATAAAACGATATACTTTTGCCATCCACACGTCGTCCTTTGGTGTGGGTGTAAGGGCCGCTATCACAGAAGCTACTGAGATAACAGCCGTTGCAATGTTGGCAATATCAGCAATGGTGTCCATTACCAAGGCATACCGTCAGCGGTAGTTGGATTCTTCTGCGCTTCGATATCTGCCGTCAGAGCCGCTTCAGTTGCCGCCTGATCGACGACAGCCCAGACCCAGCCAAGTACATCAGACTCAGTTAGATTGTCGTAGGGGACAAATGAGGGGTCAGAGGCGTCAGGTTCGAAACCTACAGTGCCATAGGAAGAAGCAGAGTAGTCTCCGTCTACTTCAGTAACACGCCAGTGTGCAACGGTTACACCGCCGTCTGCTACGTTACGCTCAAGGTTTGCGATTGCCCATGTAGCCATTGTTATGCTCCAAATACTGCGTCACAGATTGAACGCACGTTAGCGGGTTCAGATGAGTAGTCGTCACCTGATTGAATTACATGACGGTGATACGACTGTGAAATCACAGCGCCGTCTTCAACGATACGAGTAGCAGTGCGTACTTGAACGACAGAGCCGTCTTCTGTTGCTACTACTTCGATCTTGTCTGCTACTGTTTCTTTAGTTAGTGACATTGTTGTCTCCTTAGTTA